CGCTTGTAGACTAAAGTCTGAAGCGGTCGGCTCAACTTCTTTTCCAAATTGAAGTTGGTCGGAACTGGTGAAGCGAGTGTTTGACACTCGCCAGAAAAGGACGAGAAGATTGTGCTCTGTGCTCTGACATTCGTTTTGTTCCCAAGCCGAATCATCTTGTTAAAGATGAGCGACAGAAGAAAAGATCGAGTGTCATGCAAACCTCGTGCGAACAACTCGTTCGCAAAGGCAACAGTGGACGCAATCTCATCGTAGTCAGTGTAGCGGCCCAGGATACCCGATTTGAAGGTTTGAAACCGACAAGGTTGGATATCTCTGCCGCGCCAAGCCTCTGTACCACATGCTTCTCTGAAGTCTCCCTCCCAAAAGGACTTGTCGGTATTAACCGAAAAACCCAAGTTGGAAAGGATATCCAGCAATGCAGGTACGGCGTACTGTGGCAAAATGATGTCATCTCCGAACACGCGCACTTGTCTCGCATCGCGCGACGATGAGCGTGTCCGGCGCACCGCAACTTCGGCTGCAAGGCAAAAGACAATACACTCGACAGGAAAACAGCAAGCGCTGCCCATAGGGGCAAACTTGGTGAGTTTCACTGTGGTGTCACCACAAAAAGTGTGGGTAGATCTTGTGCCAATCAGCCATCGAGCAAGTTCGGTATTACCGAACAAGTCACGAATAAGTTGAAGTGTGACAGAATCTGAAGCTGCTGAGAGATCGATGGTAGCAAGTGTCCCGTCGACTGACCCCTTGCGGGCGAGGTCGCGAGAAGTCTGCTGATCATGTAGGTTGATACGAGATGACCACCACTTATCAGTGGTGAACATCCGATCAATCGCATTCAGAAGCCCTTGTTGAGCATATTGTAGCTCAACAGGTTCCGCTGAAATGCCTCTAAGCTTCTTCCAGGTCTTGGGTACACAAACGTACCGCGAGGTACGAGTGGACAAACCTTCCGTTATCAATGGAAGGTAGTCAATTTGTCGTCCCAAGCCTGCGTGGCGCAGGAGGAAGTCTAGCCGCCGATCGCTGCAAGCATGGGTATGTTTATCATACCAACACTTGACAGTCGACGAGGCGACGGCTCCCGGTCCATGGCCAGGCACAAAAGGAGAGAGCGAAAACTTATCAATGTGAGACATCAGCAGACTCTTCATATCGAAGACGTCACGCTGATATCCGACATGACAAGATCGCAAAGGTCCGATGCGAGCAAGCTCCCTTTCAAAGGAGAAAAACTCCGCTTCG